CAATCAGGCGCAGAATTAGACGTCACCACAGGGGCTACAGCTACTACGTTGCCGTTGAAAGCAATTGATATATCAGAAGATCCTGATAATTCAGATGTTGCTTCAGCGAACACTAATGTGCTTGTAGTAATTCAAAATCATATAATGGGCGTAAAAGGCGCTGGCTTAGCGTAAGAGGTATAAATCATGGCAATTAATAGAGCTCAATTAGCGAAAGAATTGGAACCAGGATTAAATGCCCTCTTTGGCATGGAGTACAACCGTTACGATTCTGAGCACGAAGAAATTTTCGATACTGAAACTTCAGACAGAGCGTTTGAGGAAGAAGTGATGATCGTTGGTTTCGGTAGCGCACCGACAAAAGCTGAAGGTGCAGGTGTATCATTTGATAACTCAACTGAGGGTTATACATCTCGTTACACACACGAAACCGTATCACTTGCTTTCTCTTTAACTGAAGAGGCAGTCGAGGATAACTTATATGATAGACTTGGCTCAAGGTACACAAAAGCCTTGGCTAGATCTATGGCGAACACGAAGCAAATAAAAGCTGCTTCAGTTCTTAATAATGCGTTTTCATCTAGTTTCTTAGGTGGAGATGGTAAATCACTTATTGCTACTGACCATCCTTTGGGTGGTGGTGGAACACTAAGTAATAGACCTTCATCATTTACTGATCTAAATGAAACTTCTTTGGAAGATGCACTTATATCTATCTCAACTTTTGTTGACGACAGAAATTTAACTATTGCTTTGCAAGGGCAAAAATTGATTATCCCGCCTGCTTTGCAATTTGTCGCTGATAGACTTATGAGCACTCCTGGAAGAGTTGGAACATCTGACAACGACATCAACTCAATAAGAAATCAAGGTATGCTACCTCAAGGATATGTGGTTAACCACTACTTGACAGATACTGATGCTTTCTTCATTAAGACTGATTGTCCAGATGGTTTCAAGCATTTTCAAAGAGCTCCAATGACAACTTCATTGGAAGGCGACTTTGATACTGGAAATATGCGCTACAAAGCTAGAGAAAGATATTCTTTTGGTTTCTCTAACTACAGATGCGTATTTGGATCTCAAGGGGCCTAACCTAGAGATAACTCCTCTACTGTAAAGGGAGCTTCGGCTCCCTTTCTTTTTTCTAATATTTAACTTACAATCAATTAAACCGAGATTAATCGTTGCACCAACTGGCTCGGCAGACTTACTCCAAAGATGGGGCAACATATTTAGTTAGGAGAAATTATGGCTAAATCAACTTTTTCAGGACCAGTTAGATCCTTATCTGGTTTTATTTCATCAGGTAATGCTAGTGTCGTTAGTTTGACTGCTGATACTACTTTAACCGTTGATGCTCATGCAGGAAAAATATTACTTTGTAATGATGCAGATGGTAAATTTACTTTACCAAGTATTGTTGCTACTGCACCAGGCAGCGACGATGATCCAAATCAATTAAATAATCTAGGCTCTAGTTTTACTTTTGTTATTGAAACTGCAGCAACTGATATGGACATCTTAACTGATGGTACAGACAAGTTTGTTGGTGGTCTTTATATAGGTAAAGATAATGCAAGTGGTAAAGTATTCATATCAGGCTCATCAAATGATGTAGTAACTTTTAACGGTTCAACTAAAGGTGGTCTTGTAGGATCTGTTATTAGATGTACTGCTATGGCATCTGCCAAATACAATATTGAAGGTATAGTATTAGGTTCAGGAACCATAGTAACTCCATTTGCTGACGCTTAATATTAGGAGTTAAATATGGCTGATACAGTTACATCCCAAACTATCCAAGATGATGATAGAAATGCCATACTTAAATTCACTAATGTATCTGATGGAACAGGCGAAAGTGCAGTTAAAAAAGTTGATGTTTCAGCTTTAGCTAAAAACAGTCTTGGACAAACTTGTACTAAAGTATCTGTTTTAAGGATATATTGGGCTTGTAGAGGTATGGGTGTTAATATTGAATTTGATGCCACCAGTAATGTGTTAATCACAGGATTACCTGGAGATAGCACAGGCGACGAATATTATGATCGTTTTGGTGGTATACCTAATAACGCTGGTAGTGGTGTTACAGGCGATATTGACATCACAACTATAGGTCATTCAAGTGGAGACACATATTCTATTATTTTGGAATTGATTAAAAAGTACGATTAATGGCTGAGTACAAGGGTAAGAAAGTGACCCTAAACAAACCTAGGAGAATCTCTAAAGGTTCTCCTGGATTTGGTAAAAAAACTAGAGAAGTTTTTGTTAGAGATCCTGCTTCAGGAAAAATTAAGCGTGTTACTTTTGGAGATCCTAAACTTGGTGCTCATCCTAACAATCCAAAAAAAAGAAAAGCTTATTGTGCTCGCAGTAAAAGTTTAGGTAGTGATAGAACCAAAGCAAACTACTGGTCACGTAGACAATGGCGTTGTTGAATGGCAGATCCAAAAAAAGGCACAGGCAAAAAACCTAAAGGAAGTGGTCGTCGTCTTTATACTGACGAAAATCCAAGAGATACTGTTTCTATTAAGTATGCAACTGTGCAAGATGCAAGAGATACGGTAGCAAAAGTTAAAAGGACAAAAAAACCATTTGCAAGACTAATACAAATACTAACAGTTGGGGAACAAAGATCTAAATATGGAAACAAGCCTAGACAGGCGGAAATATTTAGACGTGGTAAAGATGCAATTAGAAAAAAATTTGGTAGAATTAAGTAATGGCAAAGAAAGCAAAAAGTAAAGGCAAGATATGTCCAGAGGGTAAAGCTTGGGCTAAAAGAACATTTGATGTTTATCCAAGTGCATATGCCAATTTAGCAGCCTCTAAATATTGCAAGGATCCAAACTACGCAAAAAAATCGAAAGCTAAAAAAAGAAAAAGAAAAAAGTTTGCTGGTGGTGGTATTGCTAACGGAGGTTTTGGTGCTGTCATGAGATCATCTGGTTAAATTTATGGGCCAGTTAAAACAATGGTTAGATGAAAAGTGGGTTCGTATAGGAGCCGATGGGTCTATAAAAGGTTCTTGTGGAGATAGAAAAAAAGCAGAGGGAAAACCAAAATGTTTACCTAGCAAAAAAGCAAACAGTTTAAGTAAAAAACAAAGAGCAAAATTGGTGGCTAGAAAACGCCGTAAAGACCCAAATCCAAAGAGAAAAGGTAAACCAATTAATGTTTCTAATAAATTATCAGGAGGCGGTATGGCAAAACAAAATAAAAAGTTTGGAATGGACGATGGTGTTCAAACAGCATATGAGAAAAAAAGGCAAGCTGCGATAGAAAATGCTATGCAAAAACAAAATCGTGTTAAACTACAAAACGGTGGTTTTGTCGCTAATGGCTGCGGTGCAGTCATGAAAGACAGAAAAAAAATAACGACTATAAGTTAGGAAGTATTATGTATAAAAAAACTAAAGGTATTGGCAAAGGCGGTAAAAGAGGCGGTAGAAGATTTGCAAAAGGTGGAATGAAAGGCTACGCAAAAGGTGGTATGAAAGGTATGCGTAAAGGTGGAGCACCTAAAAGCATGACACTTGCACAAATTAGAGCTCAGGCTAAGAAAAAAGGATATAAGTTAGTAAAAGCTTAAATTGTCATATCTTTACAACAATATTCCTTACTTTAAATGTTGGGTAAGGAAAGAGTATACTCACAACCACGATAAGTATCATGGTGAATTTTTACACGCTATGGCTGTGGGTGTTACTACCATGCCAAACAGATGTCTTAGTTTTCACATAATATTTACAGGTATAGAAGCAGAAGGAGAACCAGAAGATACAGTTCATGGTGGTGCTATGTGGGCTCGTATGCCGATCACAGCATTAGTTGGAGATACTCCTTTTGAACAATGGCCTGAACCTATGGCAGTTCATGATGCTCAACCTTGGGATTGTGCTTCACATCACAACGCAGTTTATGTAATTAATAGAGCGACTCCTTGTCCTTGGCTAGCTAAAATAGATGGCCAGATTTTCCCAGCAAAATATTACTTTACGGTTGATTATGCTGAAAGTGAGATTGCAGATGATCCTGCTCAACATAAAAGTAGTCACGTTTTAGAACTTTTAGACGCAGGAGAATGGACAGGTAATATAGTTGCACTACCAAATAATAGAGTTAGAGTTACACACCCTGCTTGGTTTGAAACAGGAAGTGGAGCTCCAGACTTTAGGCCATCTGCACATATACATTACTCAAAATCTGATTTAGACTATACCTTAGATGTCAACAGAGTTTTTGATAACTTGTATAACGATACGGAGGAATAATGGCAGAACTAACAGTCGCACAAAAAAAGAAATTAGTTAGTGCATTAAAAAAAGCTTCTAAATCTCATCTTGCACAAGCAAAAATTATTGAAAAAAGTCTTAAAACAACAAAGCGTAAAAAATAATGGCAACTTCAGGAAGTACAGATTTTGAACCGAATGTAACAGAGTTTATTGAGGAAGCCTTTGAAAGGTGTGGAACTGAGCTTCGAACAGGGTATGATCTAAAAACTGCCCGTAGATCAATAAATATTATGTTAGCAGAGTGGGCTAATCGTGGTTTAAACCAATGGACCATAGAACAAACCACTCAAACCGTTACTGAGGGAACATCAACATATACTTTAAATTCTAATGTTATAGATATACTAGATATGGTTTCTAGAAGAACTGTTAATAATAATCAGACCGATTTAAGTATGACTAGGCTAAGCAGAAGTGAATATATAAACATACCTAATAAAACTACAAAAGCAAGGCCAACACAATTTTTCCTAGATAAACAAAATGCACCTGTAATAAATGTCTGGCCTACACCTGAAAATTCTACTGATGTTTTAGTATTTAACAAACTTGTTCGTATGGATGATGCTGATACAGCTACAGATACTATGGATATGCCATTTAGATTTTATCCTTGTTTTTCTGCAGGTTTAGCTTATTACATATCTATGAAAAGAGCGCCTGAAAAAACCCCTTTACTAAAACAAGTATACGAGGAAGAGTTTTCTAGAGCACAGTCACAAGACGAAGATAGAGCATCATTTAAAATTAGGCCTTATCTAAGAGGTATGTAATGGCTTATGCTAGTGGTAAAAAAGCATTAGCTATATGTGATAGATGCGGTTTTAGGTACAAATTATTACAATTAAGACAAGAATGGAACGGTTTAAAAGTTTGCCCTAATTGTTTTGAAACAAAACACCCACAGTTAGAAACATCTAATGCACCTGCTGATGCACAAAGCTTATACAAACCAAGACCTGATACTGATAAAGAAGTTGGTCAAGGCTTTGTAATTTCTAACAACGATAATATTATTAGTCGAACTATTCCTGGTTATCAGATGACAGGAAGTGTTGGTACAGTTACAATTACAACAACATGACACTTACTGAGCTTAAAACAATCATTCAAAATTATGTGGAAAATGATGATACAACTTTTGTAAATACTTTAGATGACATCATAAAAAATGCAGAGGAAAGAATATTTGAATTAGTGCAGTTTGATTACTTCAGAAAAAACGTCAAGGGACAAATGACTTTAGGATCAAGATTTTTGACAGCACCATCTGATTTTGAATTAAGTTTTTCATTAGCTACTATTGATTCTAACGGAGAATATAATTTTTTAGAGAAAAAACACACTAGTTTTATGCAAGAACACACGCCTGATCCAACAGACAGCACTAAGTATGGTTTACCGTTATATTATGGCGATTATGATAAAGATTTAGCTACAGGCACCAAAGAGTCCACTCTTATTGTTGCACCAACTCCAAACGCAAATTATGAAGTTGAACTTCACTACTTATATAAACCAAACTCTTTAGTAACTGATACCACAGGCACTTGGCTAGCAGAACACGCTAGAAACGCTTTAATATATGGTTGTTTAGTTGAAGCATATACTTTTATGAAAGGAGAGCCTGATTTATTAACTTTATATGAAAACAGATTTTTACAAGAAATAAGTAGACTAAAAAATAAAGCTGAAGCAAGAGGTAGAAGAGACGAGTACCGATACGACTCGCTTAGATCAAACGTATCGTAGATAGTATGAAACCAATAAAAAAACTCGAGGGTAAAACCGTTGCTATTGTTGGTCTAGGCAAAAGCTGGTTTGAATATAATTTAGCCGCATCGCATGGCGATCATTTTGATGAAGTATGGGGGATTAACGCAGTTGGTTCAGTAATATTTCATGATCGAACTTTTATGATGGATCCACCATCACGATTTCTTGATAGTGATGATGCTGGAGGTCAAACACACGGTATGAACAAACTTTTAAAAAATGGCAAAAAGCCTATTTATACCTGTGAGCTAGATGAAAGAGCCAAAAATCTAGTCTTATATCCAATAGACGAAATAGTTAAAGATCTAAGCTGTACTTATTTAAATAATACGGTCGCATATGCTATAGCTTTTGCTCTTTGGAATAAAGTTGGTGCTATTCGTATGTATGGCGTAGATTTCACTTACAAAGGCAATTTACATTTTGCTGAGTCAGGCAGAGCGTGTGTAGAGTTTTGGTTATCTAAATGTATGCACGCTGGAATAGAAGTTGGTCT